TAGTTCTTACCCACCCATCAGTAATATACTTATTAGCATCATAGTTATCAGTATCATAACAAAGATACATATTACCACTTCCAGCAGTATCTAAAGTAATTCTTAGAGTATCACCCATGGGAATATTGATAGTGCGGTTATCAAAAGCAGCATCATCAATCTCGCTGATAGGATATGTGTAATTAGATTTAGCAGAATATCCAGTACCACCATATCCACCATCACTCATAACAACTTCAGTGCCATTAGCAGCATCTGTAGCATTTGCTGCTAATTTAAAGAAATTTTCATTAACAAGAATAACATAGTAAACTGTATCTAATGTCAAACCTTCAACACCATAGTTTGCATTTGTTCCACCTTTGGCAAAGTGGACTTGTTGACCTTGAGAAAATCCATGCTTGAGCATCCTAATTTGATTTGGATATGTACCATTATTACTAGAATACCAATATTGGTATCCATCTGACTGAACAGATCTCAACAATCTATAAGCAGATGTGCCAGTTGCTGTTGCAGTATAATAGTGTATCCTGTTAGCAGAATAAACTTGAGAACCTCCTGTCTGTCTCCATGATTCATGGAAACCAGTAAAACCTTCTGGACTAGTCATTGCTTGAGGAACACCAGATGCAGCAGTACCACCATGAAATCCAAGGTTAGCAAATACAGTCTCTAACGCATCCATTACGTGAGTCTTATCCCAACCAGTGTTACCGTTATTGACCTGAACGACTGATTTTAAAATTGCCATCTTTGTTATTCTCCTATTTGTAGTGCTGTTAGAGTGACTGTAATTGTAGTTGCTGCGCCACTTCTATTCGTGACTGCTAAGTAAATGTTATCCGTTCTTGGATTGTCGTTATTGAATCCCATAATACCAGGTGAAATCAGAACTGACTCTGATCCAGACGTTCTCACTTCAGCAATAACACCGCTGCCAGGTGTGGGATCTTCTCCCTCACTTCTTGTAGCATCAGCATCTCTTGATGCATCGTCTACATAAACTCTCACCCATGCTTCTGCATCGGTAGTAATCTTAAATAACGAATAAGCTTTGTAACCTGTAATATTTAGTTCAGCAGATGCGTCAACAGTAAGTGATGATGTAGTTCCTGATAAATCTTGAATTTGTGGAACGGTAGAACCACCAGTAGCAGTTAGAACACCGTTACCATCAATAGAAAGACCAGAACCAACCTTGATACCACCAAGAACTACATCACTAGCAGTAGGTAATGTGTATGAGCCAGGATTAGCATCAAGAACACCAGTAGATGGATCAATTGTTAAGTTAGCACCAACTTTAAATCCACCAAGATCATTAGCAGTCGCAATAGGAAGCGTATATGCTGAAGGGATGCTTGGTTTATTTAGAATTTGTGCTAATCCAGATGTAGCATCCCAATCTGATTGAACTGGTGCTGTGCTATTAAGAGTAATTCTGCTGTTAGCACTATCCCATGTTACAGATGTATCGCCACTACCAGTAATTTCAATGTCATCATCATTGTTATTAGCATCACGAAGTCTGATGATAGCATTATTACTTGTTGTGTTAGTTCCTAATAAATCATACGTGGTTCCGCCACCGCCTCCTCCGCCACCAGTAGCGGAAGCACTGATAGCATTGTTAGCATCATCATATGTGAATGTGATGTTTGTATGTGTGCCATTAGCAAACATCGTAGCAATAGCATCTTGTGCTTTCTCATCAGTATACAACTGAGTAGAAATATTAGGTGCTCTAAAGGTAATTGTGTCAGCGTCTGTATTTTCTACAACCAATCCGTCAGCACCAGCAAATGTAATGTTATCTACCGAACCATCACTTCCAGTAAGTCTAAATGTAGCGTTAGTTCCTGCTCCTGCCTCAGAAGAAATACCAAATGTGGTATCAGTTACATCATTGTTAAATGTAATTTCATTGTTAGACTTAATAATTGATAGTCCTGTTCCTGCTGTGAGGATGATATCATTTTGAACACCTTGAGAATCACTAAGTTTTAATATTTTTCTTGCATCATTGTATGCTGTTGTTCCACCAGAAGTGTAATCAACTGCGGTAAGAGTATAATTTAACTGAGTGTTAGCAAGTAACGTAGAGAAGTCTGATGAGCTCGCACTGTTTGTAGTAACAATTCTGTGATTAGTCCAACTTGTACCGTTGGAATAGTACATCGCATCAGTAGCTTCTGAGAAAGCAAAAGCACCTTTACTGACATTTGCTTGAGGAAAGAATGCAATACTTGCATAGGTATTCTCAAACGGATCACCAATAGGTGAAGCGTCTACCCATTGGTTTGTATCAACGTCAGCATAATAAATCTTTAGTGTTCCTTCATCAGACTTCCACCACATGTCACCTGCTGATGGATTACTTGGTGCTGCATCTGAAACAGCAACTTGAGCAGTGGTACTGACACTAGTGTTTACCCATTGACTTCCGTTATATCTTAATACTTGATCAGCTTGAGGAGAGGTAACTACAACATCAGTATGACTATCAATTGTTCCAGTGGTTGATATGTAATTAGGAGACCAGTTTTCCCACCTAGTAGCTCCAGCATTATATTTTAATAATTGATTGTCTGTTGGAGTGTTGATTGTCACATCAGTGTGACCACCAATAGATCCAATTGATGTTAAGTATCCAGCATCATTTGTAAGGTCAGATGCTACACTTGGTAAGTTGCTATAATTAGTTCCATCATTAGTAAACTGCCACTTATCTGCAACTTCATTCCAACGAATACTCACATCAGGATCACTACCTCTGTCATTTCTAATGACTGCATTTAATCCACCAGATGCTTGGTTCTCATTGATAACAATCTCATTGCTTGTTACGTTTAAAGTAGTAACATTATTTTGAGTGGTTGTACCAAGAACACTTAAGTTGCCACTTATATTTACGTTAAGGAATGTAACTGGTGTAGTTGTAGAAGCACCTCTAGCAGTAACAGTTGCTAGTGTATCTGTTTCTGAAAAAGATGTTAGATAATTAGGAGTCCAGTTTTCCCATTCAGCTCCATTATACTGTAGAATTTGTCCTGTAGAGGGTGTAGTTAAAGAAACATCAGTGTGACCACCAACAGACCCAAGTGTAGTTAAATAATTGGGTGTAAAATTAATCCAATTAGTACCGTTATATTTTAATAATTGAGTATTTTGAGCAGTAGAAATGGAAACATCACTAAGTCCATTAATAGATGATGTTGAAAGATCTGTCAAATAACCAGCAGTACTATGATCTCCCCAACCATACCCTGTATTCCAATTAGATACCAACTGAGTTGTCACACCAGCAGCTGCTGATGCTAAGAACACAGGATCTGTTTCTGTGTATGTGGTTAGATAACCAGCAGTAGCATGATTACCCCAACCATATGCTGTGTTCCAGTTAGTTTTATTTTGTGCTGTGATGCTGGCAGCTTCAGAAGCAGAAAATATAGGATCAGTTTCTGTATATGATGTTAAATATCCTGCTGATGCATGGTTTCCCCATCCATATGATGCATCCCAATTAGTAATCTTTTGAGATGTAATTCCATACGATGGATGTGCTAAGAATATAGGATCTGATTCTGTATATGATGTTAGATATGAAGAGAGATCTGGTGGAGTGAAAGTAAACTCACCATTTCCAGCATTATATGTAAGAGTTGATGATCCAACAGCTGTTAAAGTTACACTTGGTAACGGTGGAACAGAAGGTTTGTTTAAAATAACTGCAACACCACTGGATGCATTCCAGTCAGAGTTTATCTGTGCTGCAGGTATAGTAGGTTTATTAGTAAGAGTATTATAATCGCCGTCAAAAGGAGTCGTCCAAGAAATAGAAGTTCCAGTAGAAGTTATGACTTGACCAGAAGTTCCAGAAATACCTGCTGCTTGGATAGGTTTACCAGCAGGTATATTCAGACCCTCCTTTATCTCAACGGGAGCATCATCCCCATAATTAGCGATTTGGTTCGCAAGTAATTTTGACATACCTCTAGTCCTGAAGACAATATTTCTAAGCTAGAAGTATTTATTAAAGGTTAATCAGTTAGTTTCGGGAATTGGATTACATTATCTAAAACATCTAAGTCTTTTCCATTCTTTTTAGTAATTATCTCAAAAGAATAGTCAGAAAAATTAGGGTCATCTAATTTATTATAATAATCTGCTGTATTATCAGTAAAACGGATAGTATTATTAACCTTCTTCTTTAGATCACTAACAGAATTAAGTGTGTTGAATAGTTCTGTTAGATACTCATCTTCTCCTTCTGCCAAAGCAGCAATTAATGCATGACGCATAGCTTTTTCTGCTTTTGATAGTTGTGATTTAACGCTCATGATTCGTAAGGGGATGTAATTGTGTCTGAATCTCTAGGGTATGCTGATACCTCTGGATCTGGATCTAACCACTTGGTATACTCAAAGTCTTCTATAGCATAGTCAAGTTGTGTTCCATTATCTAGGAGATACATGTCTCTGTAACGTCCAGTCCATGTATTATACTTTTGTATACGGTAGTCTGGAAACCCATTATCAAGAGTTCCACACTCAACGTAACGATATGGATATCTCTCTAAAATAATTTGTGTCTTAGCACCCGTCGTCGTGGTCTCTGAGGTAGTCATAATTTAAGTCGTTTGGATTTTGTGGAACTACAAGTATTTTAGCACCGTCAGGTTTCTCTACAAGCACCACTGTGCCACTTTCTGCTTTGTCACAGTAGTAGTCCTTACGGTTTTCAAATTCTTTTTCAGTTATTTCTATCATACCTGACAACAAATTTTCTCTTCTTGCATATATTTGATAGATTCTTGGCATCCACCTAAATGAATACCATCTAATATCAATTGTGGAAAGGTAGAACCTTCACCAAATTTTTCATAAAAATCTTCTCTAGTATAATCTCTATCTAAGACGTATACTATATGTGGTAAACCCTCATATTCAACAACTGTTATAAGTTTGCTGCAAAAAGGACAACCTGATCTTGAATAAATTTCAATCATGCTTTTAGATTTTTAAAGTCTTCTTCAAAAATTGCCAAACCTGCGTCTGTCAACACATGATTATACATCTTATCAAATACTTTTATAGGTAATGTAGCTACAGAAGCACCGTATAAGAAACAGCGAGATACATGATGTACGTCACGCAAACTAGCAGCAAGGACTTTTGTCTCTTGTGACTGAGTGCAATATAAATCTGCAATACCACGTACTAATTCAACACCACTAAATGAATTGTCATTAAGACGACCTACAAATGGTGATATGTAAGTTGCTCCTGCCATTGCTGCCATCGCTGCCTGTGCAACAGAGAAACAAAGAGTTACGTTAGTTTTTATTTCTTGATCGGAAAGATCCTTACAAGCAATAAGACCCTCTCTAGTAAGAGGAAGTTTGATTGTGATCTCAGATCCAATACCAATGTATTGTTCAGCATTCTCAATCATTTCACTAGCGGTATTTCCATTAACCTCTGCTGAAATACTTTCAAAACTAAACTCTTTAGAGAGCAAAGAAATAAAATCAAAGTAACTTACACCAGACTTACGAACTAGTGTAGGGTTAGTGGTTATACCAGAAATTAGACCAGTTTCATATCTGTCTTTAATCTCAATAAAATCAGCTGTGTCTAAGAAAATTTGCATGATGTAAATTATATAGTCAAAGGACTTTTTCTAAATTATAGTGTAATTTTTGCTTTATGTCAACTACTCTTCTATCTCAAAGAACCATTTAATATGTTTAATATAATCAAAGGTACAACCTATGTCTTTATCACAATTTATATCATACTTACGATCACATAAAAAATTTCTTAACTCTTGAACAGAGTTAAATTTACCTTGATGTCTTTCCTGTTCGTCATATAAATGGTACTTCATTGCCAAACTTTTTCTGATCCTCCACTCGTTTTCCATCTAGTAGATAAATTATACATGATTTCATGAATATTGTCTAGCTCTTCACTGCCATTATTTTCTGAGATGATTAAGTTTTCTTCTACTAGTTGATTAATCATATAATCCTGTTGTTTTTTAGAATAAATTGCAGCTCCAAACCATGGATCATCAGGTAAGAACTCAGGTGCAGGAATTCCAGTAAAAGTTTTAGTCATTTTCGTTGCCAAAATAATCTTTCCTGTAATAACGACCAAGGATATTAGAATTATAGAATGCAGGTGTACCATCTGTCAATGTTTTTGTTAAGACGTTATGTAAAAAAAGTTGTCTAGTCTCTTCATAGTTAGTTCTACCCTTGGTAGTATGCAAACTTAAAATCTCTCTTGAGAATGAGGGTTTTCCAAGTAGTTTGATGTCCTCTTTGAGTTCTGGACAGGATCCATAATAGCGTTTCCAATCTGACTCAGAAGTAACTCGTCTCTTGCCTCCTTTAGGTTTACGC